CCTGTCGTTTTCCACTCTCGCATCTTCAGATGCACCCAGGTTCTTAACCAAGCAGGTACGGGTTACCACCCTGGCAGCCGAGATCAGAGATCTCTCTTTGTGCTGCCCTTAGCAGGTTTTAGGACGTCTGCCATCGGTAAGAGTATATAGCGGTATACCGCTCTATAGGCTCATTACGTTCGTCCAGCAAGATCTCCCGTGTAGTATTCCTATAGCGGACGAATCTATCTGAGTTCTGGCATACGCCAGTATTAGACTCTGATAGTACGAGGTCTGGGACGTAACCCATTGGGCCACGCTTAAACCAAGCGTCACTAAGAATACTCTTACTACTAGGCTCCGGTTGGAACAAGGGGTGTATACAGAATTTGTATGCACCATCATCCCATCGGATCCGTTCATGCCTGCTACGCTTTTTGTAAGCAGGACGTTTAATACTAACCACTGCCGTACCGTGTTTAATGGTAGCGGAATCTAACCAGGTTTCGCCCGTGAGGGCGTCATCTGAATAGCCGAGTGGTAGTCTGACGGTACGTAACCCCTCTGGGAGAAGACTTACAACAAAGTTGTAAAGTTCTTGAACAGGGGGAGTTATCTCAAACCAATCCCATTCACGTAACCTGTTTGCGAATGCAATCAGGTTCGCGATACGGGATTGTCGAGTCGTACCGATCTCACGTAAGAAAGGAGGAGCAACATTATAAGCGCGATAATTATGCGCGCCACAACTCTCCCTAAAGGGTCCAGATACAAATGACTTATCTCGATTTAGAGACATGCCGATATCTTTCGCTAAGTTGCCAAACTCAGCTACAGCGCTTGATGGTAGAATTATGTCATCACCAAACACTGAGACCTTTCCGGAGTGCTCTTGTTCCGAAGTTTCTATAACTGCAATACTGAGAGCCCAAAACACAATTGTCTCGAGCTCGAAAGTAAAGCCATTCCCATTAGCTGAGAATAGCTCAGGTTTATAGAAACCATCCCCTACACTCCTGTGTAGATGGATGCGGTCAGAACGAACAGTCTCTAGCAAATTAAACAACCATGAAGGGAGTAGCTTTTTAATAAGCGTTGATGCGATAGTATTACTCGCATTCTCCATATCAATGGTTGCTAAACCTTCTTCTTCGAGGAAGGGAAGCCAGACTGAGTGCTTGATACTCTGTTGTGAAACATCGTATCCAGAATAGGTATGTTTTAGTCCGCGGTACTTAAAACCGTCGAACTCGTTAAGCATATAACGTGCAAAAGCACGCTGCATAACAACATTCCCAACGCACTCCTTCGCGATCATACGATCGACCTGGTTCGTTTTCGGAACAAACTCTTGCTTGCATCCAATGTAGAGACAAGGTCTCGAATCAAAGATGCAGTGAAGAATACGGTGCCATTCTCTATAGCACCGTGGGGTGACACTGAACTCAGTGTCGGAAAGCTTTAAGAATGCATGGCTCTCAGTACGTCGGCGCATTGCCGTCGCACCAGAGGTAAGCTGTGCGTATTCTAGAAGCTCACTTTCAGAAGGAATCCGATCGAATAGGGTCAGCATAATGTCCCGAGCAGTGTGTAATACCTGCTCAGTTCTAGCTGACAGACCATTCTCAAACGCATCCTTGATCTGGCGTTCGCCAGCCATGAATTTTTCATGGGCAGAAAGCGCACGATCCCTAGCCTGTAAGGCATCATTGGAATCGGCGCACTTACGATACAAATTGTACCGCAAGTACTCTGTAGCAAAGGTATGCGGAGATTCTTCTAAATCCCCTAAGGCTGGATTTGTAGCGCGCTTTGGCAAGATTGCCTGCATCGCGTTGACCAAATCGGCGGCTGTTGCCGTGCCAATATCCATTGTCTATGCTAGATCAGATAGATCAAGGCCAACAAAGGCCTTTTTGACGGATGCATTCTTTATGAGGGCTTCAATAACGCCCAAACCATAAGTGCAATCAAATAGCGTAGAATCCGTATCAGCAGACTGTCGTAACTCGTACGACACTTTGCCACGGATTACTTCAGTCCCGACTGTTTTCTCAGTAGGGATTGTAACCATGAGCTTTGTCACATAGTTGGATCGAGTCCGCCCATTCGGGGCGGAAACACGGACCGACGTAGTAATAAGACTACTGAGAACTTTCTTAAGATCGTTCTCTTTTAGTACGACGGAATCTCCGTCATTCTTAGTTACGTGAAGATTAAGGCTAGCAGTTGAACCAACTGTACCATGAGAATCAATGGATGGAAGTGTAGAAAGTGTAAGCACATTTTGCTCCTTTTGGGCTAAGTTTTGTTTTTACCCAAATAGTTTAAGAGTAAGAGTTGAATTGCGTTTTCGAACCCAAGCAACGTCACAGACGCCTTGAGACTAGGTGTAGTACTACGAACGGAGTTTTTCCGTTCAAAGTTAGATAGTACACACCACGCACCATTATCGGTCGGATCGCTGATCGCGACCGATCCAGTGGCCTCATCCCGGGTGAGGTAACCCTGTTTGATTAACAGTGTTTCGAGAGTATGTTTCTCCGCCTTCTTGGGCGGATTCATATACTCCTTAACAACGGCCTTAATAGGTGGCGGCGTAGAATCCGTCATCGCTATTACTGACTCGTAAGTCCCAGCATCTAACACAACAATATTGTCGTGGTCGCTGCTAACTTGGCGCACAAGTGTACCAAGATTGGACAACTGATCAATCAACCATGAATAAGGAACTACCTGATAGAAATCATATAATAATGAAAATCCAAAAAGCGAGTCCCAAATAGCCCTACATATACTTTTATATCTATATGCAATCCGCATATGGGTATAGCCATATATCGTAGATGGCATGTCAGCATAGTAAATATACTTATACTTAGTGTCATCAGGGGCCATGGTACCACGTTCAATCCTAATGGGGAACCCATTAGATTTAATAGGAGTACCACCGGGGTATTGTGCAAGCCGCACAGTACTAGATGCAGTATGTACCTTCTTAGAGATCTGTTGATCGATCGCATCCCAGTCAAGGGATTGCATATCGTTAAATAGATCAATGATAGGCGAAATAGCAAACTTCCAATTGAAGTTAATAGCTATTCCATCTGCTACTGACTCGATATACCGCATGAACTGTAAATGAACAGCTCCGTGCGCACATTTGGCGCGGCGGCTGACGAATGTTCGTTTTCTGAACAAATCTAGAAAGTCATCTAGGTATGTTACAATCTTCAATGGATTGTGTAGACACCGGACAACTACAGTTATAACTTCAACTAACAGAGTACCAAGCTCAAAGAGCTCGGCAGCCTCGAGGCTAGTTTCAGATATATCTGGAACAGAGAGCTTCGTTCTGTCAAAAAGACGCTCATATGCAGCTTGTAGGTCAACGTGAATCTTATCTTTCAATAAGTACTCACGCCAGACCTGAAAATTACCAATCCACTGGAAATTGGCAATTGGTTGGTCCCCAGGTATAATGGAAGGGTATTGCAACTCACCGGCATTGAGCCAGTAGTGCGCCCTCCGTAACTCCCAAGGGATACCATCCTCAGATGTTTCATCGTTTAGCAGAATTGCTAAGCGAGTTTTCACCTGCCGACCCACCCCGAAACAGCTCATTGAGTTGTAAGGTGTGGTGTTGTGGCCGTTCCCTCCCGTACCATTACGAGAGTTGTTATAGAACGGACCACTCGGACCTTCAGCATAGAAGTGTTCGAAGCGCGGTGGCTTCGATTGTGACTCATCTTTGCCCCAAGCAGTATAGTAAGTTAATTGACCAGCATTTGCTAACCGATCTAACTCTTCAATAGACAACTGGCGATTTAGCCAGGATTCTAGGGTTTGACCCTCGAACCACGTATATCGAATAAAGTCGAGCCAACCAAGGCCGACGAGTGTGAACGGTGCAATAAACTGAGCTGAAGTAGCATAGCTATCATCAGTCTGTTTACGAACGAAAGAATCAGCCATATAAGTGACGCCATTCTGGCCGTCATAGGAGGGTACTTTCGTAGGTTGCTGGTCCTGGAAAACTGTAATGTAGCCCACAACCGGAGTGGTTTGTTCCACAATGGCTGGGAATGTCGAGACATACTGGTGAAATATATCACCAATAAATGACGAGGCATAGTTTTTCAGCATATACAGCTCCTGGATTGGATAGGTTTCGATAGCGGTAGTACTTCGGTGCTATGACAGCGAACCCTTTCCTAACCCAAAAAGGCAGCCCCCTAGGGG